CAAGCGCCTTTTACAGAAAGAAGGCCGCCTCTAAGTTTCAGGAGAAAGACCATGAGCACCAATTTTCAGAAAAAGGTGGCCAGCAAGGCTGCCAAGCCAATGACAGAGACCAATTACACCACCGACAATGCGCCCGCGAGGCCGCCCGTGCGTGACGAAGACCCCCGTGCGCGCGCTGCGGCTCGTGCGGCTCAAATCCGCGACCACATTGGCGATCTCGACGGCGGCACTGACGAGTTCTACATTCCGGCGTCTTATGTGCCGGACGGCTGGACCTATGAGTGGAAACGCCGCACGATTTTTAATCAGGAAGACCCTGCCTACACAGTGCAGTTGGCTCAAGAGGGTTGGGAGCCCGTGCCCGCTGGCCGCCACCCTGAGATGATGCCGACCAACTGGGACAAAGACACCATCGAGCGCAAGGGCATGATCCTCATGGAGCGCCCGCGCGAGATCTCGGAGGAGATCCGTCAGATCGAACTGCGTCGCGCCCGCCAGCAGGTCCGCATCAAGGAAGCGCAGCTCTCCGGCACGCCTGAAGGCACCCTGTCTCGTGACGACCCGCGCGTGCGTCCGAACATCAAGAAGTCCTTCGACATGCCGATCCCAGAAGACCTTTAATGGTCGCGCCCCTCACGAGCCTTGTTTGTGAGGGGCATTTTGCCCTTGTAGCACAGCGGTAGTGCAGCGGTTTTGTAAACCGAAGGTCGGGAGTTCGATCCTCTCCGGGGGCACCATTTTGCTTTCCGCAACATTTGTTGTATATTGTTCGCACAGACGACTTATGTTCGTCCCACCCTCCCCGGCGTGAGGGTCCACTTCCCCGGTTCCTAGTGCCCCCGGCGTGGCATGATTGGGACTTCCTGTAAAAAGGAGGCACCGTCATGGCGAATACCAATGCGCCTTTCGGTTTCCGTCAATACAGCGGCACGGGCTCTGCCCCGACCTATGAGCAGGTTGCCGTCTCTATCGGTTACAACACGACAAACATCTTCTTCGGCGACCCCGTCGAACCCGTGAACGACGGCACCGTCGCTCAGGGTGACGGCACGACTGCTGCTGCTGGCATCGCTGGTATCTTCGTCGGCTGCCAGTACCTTTCGGTGTCGCAGAAGCGCACTGTGTGGTCGAACTACTACCCCGGCGGCACGGACCCGGCTTCGGGCACAATCGTTGGCTACATCGTCAACGATCCGAATGCCAAGTTCCTCGTTCAGGCTGACAGCTCGATCTCTGGTGGCATTGTTCAGGCCGACGTCAATGCGACGGCGGGCTATACGATTGGTTCCGGCAGCACTGCCACTGGCATTTCTGCGGCCACCCTCTCCGGCGTTGGCCCGGCAACGGCTACGCTTCCCTTCCGCATTGTTTCTCTCGTGACGTCGCCTCCGGGCGCGAACGGTACTGAAATTGCCACGTCTAACTATGTGATCGTGGCGTTCAATAACGTTACCACGAAGAACCAGACTGGTATCTAAGGAGTAAGGACCAATGGCTGTTAATCTTTCTGCCATCAAAGACCTTCTCCTCCCCGGTCTCCGTGGAATTGAAGGTCAGTACGAACAGATCCCGTCGCAATACGACAAGATCTTCACTAAGCATGACAGCAAAATGGCGCTTGAGCGCACTGCTGAAATGCGCTTCCTTGGCTTTGCTCAGTTGAAGACTGAAGGCGGTCAGACAGCGTTTGATAATAACGCTGGCGAGCGTTTCGTCTACAACCAAGAGCACGTTGAAATCGGCCTCGGCTACGCGATTACTCGCAAGGCTGTCGATGACAACCTCTACAAGAGCCAGTTTGCTCCGTCGAACCTCGGTCTGATGCAGTCCTTCTCGCAGACCAAGGAAATCTACGGCGCAAACGTGCTGAACACTGCAACAACGTATAATGCGGCTGTTGGCGGTGACGGCAAGGCGCTTGTCGCTTCGGACCACCCCATTGATGGCGGTGTGATCTCGAACTACACCACGAACGACCTGAACGAGAGCACGCTGCTGACCGCGATGATCGCGATCCGCACGAACTTCAAAGATCAGGCTGGCCTCAAGGTGTTCGCTCGCGGTCGTCGCCTCGTCATTCCGCCTGCCCTTGAGCCTGTCGCGATCCGTCTGCTTCAGACTGAACTGCGCCCCGGCACGGCAGACAATGACGTGAACGCCCTGAAGGGGACAGCAGGTGGCCTGTCCGAAGGCTACATGGTCAACGATTACCTCACCAATGCTCGTGCGTGGTTCCTGCTCACGAACATCGACGGTCTGTCGTACATGGAGCGCGTTCGCTTCGAAACCGACATGCAAGTCGACTTCACAACTGACAATCTTCTTGTGAAGGGTTACGAGCGTTACAGCTTTGGTTACTACAACTGGCGTTCGGTCTACGGCGCGATCCCGACCTAATCGGGTTAGGGCGGGGTCGAAAGGCCCCGCCTTTTATCTAGGTTTCATTGTCATACAGGCCGACCTAGCGGACGCTGCACAGACTGTGTGACTTACTCGTGCAGGAGGTTCCTATGGGAACAACCACATTCACTGGCCCTATCAAGGCTGGTAACATCCTCAACACCAGCGGCACAACGCTGGGGACCGACATCACCAATGTTGGTTTTGTCGTCATGGCCCAGTCTTCTGCGGTCACGCAGGCGAGCGGCGCAACTTCCATCGTCATTCCCGCAAACAGCCAGATCCTCAGCATCAGCGTGATGGTGACGACTGTGTGGGACGGCGCTGCCACCACCTTCGGTGTCGGCACGACGGCTTCTGCCACGTTCTTGACGGCGGCAGCTGCTCTTGATGGCGCAGCAGTTGGCCCCCTTTCGGCTACTCCCGGCACTGATGCCACACGCGCAGGCAATTGGAACGATGTCGGCACAACTGATCGCAAGATCGCCGTAACATCGACCAACACTGGCGCAGGCGTTGGCGTCATCACTGTCACCTACATTCAGGCTCGTGACCTGACTACCTAATAGGAGAAGATCATGAAGGGTAAGGCTCCCAAGACTGGTGCGATGAAGCACACGGCATATGCAGGCGGTGACAGCAAGGTCGCTTCTGAGGCAATGCAGGGCACCAACGGCTTTAAGCGCGGTGGCAAGACGATGGGCAAGGCCGAGGGCGTGATGTCCAAGGCTCACGCTGGCCGCAAGCCACGTAAGTCTGGCGGCGGCGTGTTCTCCTCCGCTGGCGGCCCCGGCACGCCTCGCGGCAAGGCCGAACACTACTAAGATTGCTCCTCCAGAGCTTTTAGTCAGCTACGGGGGCCTCGCGCCCCCGTATTTGTAATGGAGCACACAATGCCCGGCGCATGGACACGCAAAGAAGGTAAGAACCCCGAAGGCGGTTTGAATGAAAAGGGCCGCGCGTCTCTTCGCGCACAGGGCCACGACATCAAGCGCCCGCAGCCCGAAGGTGGCTCACGCAAAGACAGCTTCTGTGCTAGGATGACTGGCATGAAGCGCAAGTTGACTGGCTCGGCGAAGGCCGCAGACCCCAACAGCCGCATCAATAAGGCGCTCAGGAAGTGGGATTGCTGATATGGCAGACAAACCTTTTTGGGAAAAAGATGCTCCAAAAGATGCTAAGACAAAGCATCTGAACCGCAAGCAAGTTCTGTCGGCCAAAGCAAAAGCCCGCGCGGCTGGCAGGCCTTATCCGAACTTGGTTGATAATGTTGCGGCAGCCCGCAGCAAGGGGAAATAAAATGCAGTATCGCACTATCTCGCTCACCGACGAAGGCCGCAGCAACATCGTTGTTGTTGATGACTTTCAGACACCTTTTAACCTTGGCATCGCGGCAAATGTCACCGCTGGCACGCCCACATTCAGCGTGCAGTATTCGCTCGATGATCCGAATGCAGTTGGCTACGACAAAGACACGGCCTTGTGGTTTAGCGTAACTGGCTTGTCCGGCGTTTCTGCTGACACTGCCGTCGGCATGACAATTCCATGCCGCGCCATTTGTATCTACATGGCAAGCGGTCAGACAGGTACTGTCGAAGTCAAAATCGTTCAGGCAGGCCCAGCGTAAGGCGTAACAATGGCGACGACTGGCACCTACACGTTCAATCCTTCGCTCGGTGAGCTTACGCTCTATGCGTATAATCTTATCGGCGTGAGGAATACTGCGCTGCTTCAAGAGCACATGGAGGCCGCTCGTATGGCCTCTAACTTGATGTGCTCGAACTGGAGCAACCGTGGCGTGAACTTGTGGGCTGTTGATCTTATTACAGTTCCGCTGGTTCAGGGGCAGGCCACATATTCTGTCGACGCCAATACCGTCATGATCCTTGATGCGTATATGGAGATCGACAACGGCGGCGGTCAGCCAATTGATCGCATCATCATGCCAGTCAGCCGCACGGAGTATGCGAGCTACCCAAACAAGGAGCAGGAAGGCTTCACGACCACCTTCTGGTTCGACCGATTGATCTCCCCAACAATCACGCTTTGGCCTGTCCCTGACGGCTCCAGCGCGCAATACCTCAAGTATTATCGCGTGCGCCAAATTCAGGACAGCGCCCTGCAAAATGGGACGCAGGTCGAGATCCCGTTCCTGTGGCTCGACGCCTTTGCCTATGGCCTTGCGGCTCGCTTGGCCGTGATTTGGTCGCCCGACAAGGTCGCGATGCTCAAGCCTCTGGCTGATGAGGCTTATCAAGTGGCCGCGGAACAGAACATCGAGCAGGCGCAGCAATATATTACGCCACAGATCACGGGCTATTACAGGCCATAAGGAGGCTAGATGGGTTACGCCTCTCGATCAGGTCGCGCAAGTACAAACGCCTCCAATCCGCAGGCACATGCCATATGTGACCGCTGCGGGTTTCGCTACAACCACGTCAATTTGAAGTGGCAGTACGACTGGCGCGGCGCTTCACTGCAAAACATTCGCCTGCTTGTCTGCAATAGCTGCTATGACGAGCCGCAAGAGCAGCTGCGCGCGATCATCGTGCCCGCAGATCCTGTGCCGATTTTGAACCCTCGCACGCAGGACTTTGTCACTGCCGAGAGCAATACGCGCGTCACTTCTGG